TTTTGACTACGACCCAGCAACGACAAAAGAGAAAGCTGCTGAGTTTGGGATAACAAGTTTTGACACGATAGAGACTAACGGACTTGAACAAGATTGGACTCCATACAACAAGATATGGATAAATCCACCGTTTACCGACAAGCACCTGTTTATGCAAAAGGCCCAAGAGACCTTTGATAAAACAGGAGCAGATATCTTTATTTTATTCCCAATAGAGTTTATGACTACACAGAGGTTTCATGACCATTGTACAGGTGGACATGTTTATGTTCCAAGCGGTCGAATAAATTTTGAAAGCGGACTAGGTAAGAAAGGTAAGTCCCCAGCTTTCGGATGTGTGGTAATGAAGTTACAAAAAGGATGGAGCATGGAGACTTTAGACAAAGATCTGATAAGATAGTACTCACATGAACTTAAATGAATTAAACAAGGCGATTGAAAAAGAGACCAATATGGAGAAGGTTGGTGCTCTCTGGGACCAGAAGGTCAGACTTCTCATTAAGATGAAAGAAGATGAAGAGCGAGTTTAAGTGCACTAACTGTGACTATATCTCTAATAATTGGAGAAACGCTCAAGCTCATGCAAGAAGAAAATCTCATGCTGTATCTGGCTACGAAGTAAAATACAAAGAGCTAGATGAGAGAAATAAAAAAACCGCTTAGTGCGGTCTTTTTTTTATTTTGCTGTAATCATCCAAACGTCTTTTTCATCAACGACAGAGTTTACCTTGAACTCCCTTCCTAGTTTTTCCCTAAGAAGAAATGCTCCCGGTCTCTGTTTCAGTTTCCATTCTGTACGGTCTATAAAAATCTGCTGACCTTTCTTCATATCATTGATCCTTGCAAAAGCGTCAAGGTTGATTGGTTTTCTTCCTGTTTTCATTATTTCCATGTGACAAGTATATTATACTTAAACAGAAATGTAAACATAGTTATCAACAGATTAGTTTTTACATTAGTAAACAGAAGTGCTATTATCTATACATGGAACTTTACTGGAGATTAGATTATTGGAAGAGCGGACAGCTCAGAACCAAACACTTCAACGGCAAGACTGCCCGAGAGATGTATTGGATTGCAAGGAATTTAAAATGCGATAAGTTTTATTACACAGCTATAATTTAATTACTATATGAGATTTAAGAAATTACTAAAAACAGCCTCAAAGTCAGAAGTCAGACCTGTACTCCAAGGAATTGGGGTTAAAGGAGACTTTCTGTACTCAACAAATGGATTTGTATCAACTCGATATAAAAATTTTATCCAAGATGACGAAGGTTTCTTGCCAGAAGAGTATGTCATAGATAAAGGACAAGCAAGCGCAATCGTGGACCTAAAAGGTAAGTTTATGATTATCGACATTGAAGATGTCGAAGGCTCAGAGAAACGAGTTACCTATCATTCATTTAATGATACTGAGGTGAAAACTCACGAGGGGACCTTCCTAATCGACACTGAGATTGAGTATCCTAAATGTGATGAGATATTCGACGAACACAACATAGACGATACAACACTTATCAGATTTGACGCAGAGTACCTAAAAGCAATCTGTGACCAAACAAAAGCTGTATCATCAGAAATCGTATTATCAGTAGATTTTGAGAAAGGGAGAATGAAGACCTTGGCAGACCCACAGGTTCAATCAGTTATTATGAGCATTAAACATTAATTATGACACTAGAAAAATTTAACCCAGCTATCTTTGATCCTATCGCGTCACAAATGCAAGAGATTGCAGACGAGGTAAAACAAATTGACGCTGACCCAGAAAACATTACCAAAGAAGAACTAACGCTTGTACTAGAGACTAGGAAGAAACTATCTAAGACTCGAGTTGCGTTTAAGAAACAAACCAAGGCTGCGCGAGACGAAGCAAATGCCTATGCAAAAGAGGTTATTGCATATGAAAAAGAGGTACTAAACCCTATTGAGATAGAAGAAAAACGCTTAAAAGACATTGAGGAGAACGCAAAAAAGCACGCTTTACGTGAAACACGTAAAGAAAGTCTACCTATGCGAAAAACTATGATTGAGAATCTTGGTATCGAGGCGACAGATGATGAACTGCTTGATATGGACCCAAGTCAGTTTGAAGTATTCTGTGCTGAAAAAGTAGCAGAGAAAAAACAGGCTGAAACAGACAAGGTCGAGGCTGAAGAGAATGCAGCAAAGATTGTTGCTGATCGAGAGTCTGCTGACCTAGAGAAGAAAAAAGCTGACTCAGACTTTAGTGAGTTCCTTGAGAGTATTGAGTACAATGAGGACACGGACATTATTAAAGGCGACAAAGTATACCGACTTGTTGCAACATTTAAGGAATAGATTTATGAAAAAAGGACAAGAAGTATATATTATAGAAGAGTATCACCGCAGAAAAGTAGGGCAGAGGACTTACTCTGTTGAATCAGCAATATTTAAAGAGAATATCGAACACGGAAGAGTGCTGGTTCAGTTTGGGGGACACTTCAAAAACATGCACCCTCATGATGTTTATGTAAACGAATTAGACGCAAAGAGAGATAAAGCTGATTATGAGTTGAGAGATAGGGTTGATTTTTTAGCAAGCAGAGAGAGAGTCTTGACTGAAAAAACAGATCACTTTGAGAGCCTACTTAAAGGAGAGTGGCATTGGATAAGTAGAAATATATTAGTGAGTCTCGTGGTGACCTTATCAACTCTATGTGTTTTACAATTTGTGATACTATAAATACATGATCTGCAAAAGATGCCAAGTAAAACAAGCTATAAAGGAGACACCACTATGTCTTCCTTGTACAAATAGCCTAAAGTCCCAAGCTCAACAGCAAGGGTTTAGGAGGCAAGCTCAGCAAAGAAAAAAGAGACGTTAGTCTCTTTTCTTATGCTCCGCAAGATATACAGATTCCATTCTCGGATTCATATTTTTCAAGCTCTGCTTTTTCAGCCTCTCTCTCCTCCGGTGTCTTTGCTTTAAATACTATTTCATCAGTCATAGGTTCTATCTTACCACAAAAAGAAAAGCCCTAAACAGGACTTGACTTGACTTTTGGTGGCGGTCTTTTAATTTTTAATCTTTCATATCTTCTTCAGGTACCTTACCTTCAAAGAAATGTCCAGATAATTCATTTACACCTAATGCGTTCTCTCTTAGGGCTTGAACTTCGCTTGGCAAATGGGTTTCTTTATATAATTCAGAGAATGACATATAGAACTTATCCTTAATTAAATCTTTCGTAGATTTATTTTTTTTACTATCATCAATTACAGCGTCTATAATCGTCAGGACTTGACCGAGAACTCCATTGTACTTTTCTTGGATATGGTCGTATACAACTGCAATTTTTGTTTCACAAGATGTTTCCTCATCAATGCTATTAAATCCTTTGATTCTAACAATGAACCCATAATCTCCATAGAATTCAGTTTCAATTTTTTGTTTTGACATAACTTTTACTTTACTTAATGCCACCATTTATCATAATACCATATTGCCGACACCGGGAAAATGGTCATCAAAAAAACTCCCTTGCGAGAGCTTTTAAGAGATATAATCACCTACCTTTCTTGATGTAGAACCATATGAGGAACTTAATCGCTATCACACCGAGGACAACTAGCACAGTGACTAGGACAAATAAAGCCCTCAGAGTTACGAAATCGTTCCTCCATGTTCAATGGAACAGGAGAAGTTGTTTTGGATTTTTCTCCGTCATAGATGACCACCTCCTTTCAGTTTGGTTTCACCTATATTGAATATACCACAATCTATTTAAGATTCTCTGTGTATTCGATCAAAGCTTGCATGTCATCTTTTGGTTCTTCCAAGGTCTTTCTTTTCTCAAAGGCGTCTTTTGCACCATCAAGAAACATTTTCGTCATAAGTCCAAATATGTAGACAATCAAAGGGTCAACAATAAACTCCATTGGTCCGGATGCAGCTATGTACCCGATAAGTAAAACAAATACTATTAATAGTAATGTTCTTTCATCTACTTTTCCGTCTCCTAGTTTTTGCATATTATTTTTGTTTATCTTTAATCACTTGATTGAAAGCCGGCAAGAATATCTTCAGATATTTTGAGTGTTCAACCAATACTTTTAATAATGCGGTGTATGCCGCTTTCTCAGATGAGTCTTCCTTTGTAACTACTACTGTTTTGTTGAAGTGCATTCTACCTTCCCACCAATCCTCAAGAACTTCATGAGTGATATTTGTACCTGCACATTCTTTATTCGCAAAGTCTCGGTGTAGGTTTTTAAATACAATAGATGGATTCTTGGCTCGGACATCTCGAATCATTTCAACAATGTTTTTCTCATGCTGAAGTCCAGGAGTCATGATAGACATATTCCCGGTTATACAACCTGCAATACTGTCTTTATTCACCGCTCGATTTGATGCGTGGTACGCATGGATATTATCCTTTCGGGTTTGTCTCCATCCATCTGGTGCAGCTACACGGTGATATGCTAAGTCTGGAGTCTCTGGGAAGCCAGAATCAGGCTGAGAATAGCCGTATTTAGCCATCAGATCCACGTTAAACGCCTTATGGTGTGTATTCTGGTATATACGCAGTGCTTCCTCAATCATGAGCAGTCTAGCGTCTCCTCCATGGTGTAAGACAAAATAGTTAGGTTCAACCATATGACCTCGAGGCACTTCGACAACGACTTCTTTTTCTTGCTTTAATTTTTCAGCGGCCGCAACTGCTTCCGCAAGTTTCTCAGTCAGTTCTTTATTAAGATTATTTCTATCAAGAGATGCAGCAACTTCCCAATGTGGAGCTAGTTCTGCAAGAGTCCTATCGTGGTTTCCGTCAGGAAAGTATGGTTCGTTGTTTTTGTAATATTCAACCACCACACCATCAACCACAGTAGAGTCCATATGATCTGTTATATTCCTCCCGGCTCGTCTCACTCGTTTCACAAGGGCGTGCATAGTTTCATGAATCCAAGCTCGCTCTTCCCAAGAGTCAGAGACCCCCTTACCCATCGGAACCTCAGTGTATTCGATACCAACAGCAAACTCGTTCCAAAAAGACCAAGCTGTTATACCTTGATTATCGTCTGATTCAAAGCCAGTGTCGGATTTGTTGTAACAATATAGAACCTGATGAAAATCATGTTCTGTCACGTACTTTCTAGAAATTTCTTTTCCGTTCTCAGTACCGTATATTGCCTTCCCTGCTGAGTTTTTCTTGAATTCTTTTACGACAGTTGAGTCGTCTGCGTCAAACACGGTTATATCAATTTCTAGTGGTGTCTGTTTATTGAAGTACTCTAATAATTCCTCAATAGAGTCTTCTATATCTCTTTTATCTACCCGGTTGTTTACTACCGCGATATTATATCTCATACTATTTGTAAATTATGTCATCTCTCATCGCCTCAATTGAGTGATTTGGACCGAGTGTTGCTGATAATAGAGCAGTCAGTCGTTTACCTGTACGTGTAAGTCGTCCTCGCTTTTCGTTAGCTCCTGTAACAGCTGAGATTGTCATGTACCATTTACCGTATCGAACAGCACCTTTGTATAGCTCGCCATTTTTCCTGAACTTCAAGCAAACATCTGTGAACATTTCTCCTCCAGCAGCATTAGCAAATCCATCAGGGATAAGCAATAGAGCTTTTAAGATTGGTGTAAATTGTTTACTAAAAGAGTAGTCTTGCATAAAGAAGACATGTTTAATTGTTGAATATGTGAATCCAACCACAGATACGATAGCGAAAACAAACCATGAGATCGGAATCATTAATATAAGTTTTAAAGTATTCATATGTTTATTAATTATTTATAATTTCTTTGGGCCGTTACCTCCTTCCACGAACTGCTTTAGAATATCTCTTAGTTTCAAGAGAACGAAAGCAACCGCGTCAAACTCAGTAGTCTGTTTACCTGTCCTTACTGAGTATACATGACCTATAATTGAATATAGCTCAGATAGTATTAATAATGTCACAGTTCCTTGCACAAGTACAGTGAAGTCAAGACCAGAGCCTTTACCAGCCAATAATATGACGCTTGGCACGAAAAGAATCATCATCTTAGATATAATACCTCTCCAAAAACGACCAGAGGTAATACTGCTCCACCCCCTGAGTGTTCCAGACTGTAAAACTCCAAATAGAGTATCTACTATCATTAATAGAGCTAGTATTCCTATCGCTTGAACATCAAGACCCGCTCCTATTAGAAAGGCAGGTATATATGAGATATTTTTAATGATTGTAAGTTCGTGCATACCTTTAAGTTAAGTCCGTTGCATGAGGAATCAGAAGACTAGAATTCTGTACTCCATTATTTATAATTTCGAGGTCTGGCCTAATCGCCGTTGCAATAGTTGCTGCTGTTACGTTTTCATTACCTATTGCTTGAACAATAGCGTCTATCACTTGTTGTCCGTCTCCTTCGTTTATAATAGCTGCTTCTATTGCAGTAGCAACCGCAATCCTTTCAGGTGCAGTTAAGCTAACCCCCCCAGAAAGAGTGTTTGTCATCTGAGTCGCCACATCAGCCGCAGAAAGATCATTGAGTGTTGTTAGGTCAGCTTTCCAGTTATTCTTGTTTGCGTAACTATCTAAACCACTGTGTAATCCTGACTCATCAAGCCCACCTCCTGAGATTGGAGCAGCTTCAAGAGCAGCTTCCTTGAACCGATAATGAGTAGTATCAAGTTCAACCATAGATGCAAGAACTCCAAATAGCATATCCATTGTCATGCTTGCTCCTCCTGGCAAGCTGATGTTTGACTGTAAGAAATCATTCACAATAGTACCTGAGAATAGTTTCACCGTACCGTTTACCTCATCAGTTGAACTACCGTCCGTAGAAAACACATAAGCTGACACCTCAGCGTCGTCATTGGCTGCGTTTGCTCTACGGATTCGCACATTGTCTTCAGCAAATAAGAAGGAACCAGCACCACCCAGGTTTGCAAAGTTGATATCACTTCCTTGTTGAGCAAGCCATTTCATACCATCATTCGTAACAAGAGCATCCTCTACTGCGTCTATTACGTTTTGAGCTGATACAGAGTCGTCCCCAATATCCATATTTAATTGAGGTGCTGCAAGATCAATATCAATAGAGATATTTGAACTTGTTGACCCTGTGTACATCGCACCTCCAACCGGTTGCAGTTTTTGAGACAAACTAACATTTACGACAACATCCACACCAGCTGCAACTGAGATAGAACCTGATTGGTGTTCGTACCCTGCTCGTTTCACAACGTAGGTCCAAGTCTCGCCGTCATTGGCGTTTGGTAGAGTAATCTCCTTATCTGATCCGTCTGATGTATAGAATAGTTTTTGTACATTAGAGGCGTCTTCAACATAGACAACATCACCCAAGGTTAATCCCTTGAAAGTTGCAGAAGTAGGGAAAACCTCGAAAGGAGAGACATAAGAAGAGTCAATTGTTGTCCTAATATCAATATGGTTAAGATAGTTTGTCACATTAGATGCGTCCCTAGTAATTCTGTATTTAATCTGAAGACCAACATTCGAGTCATATCCAACTAGCGCAGCCAAAGCTGATTGTAAGTTTGCTGTACTCAAGACTTGTAATGCGTCGTATGTTCCACCAGGGTTTCTTAGTGCAAATTCTACTGTAAAGTTTCCAGTAGAAGAACCTCTGAGAGCGAATCCTGTAAATGCGGTGATACCACCATGCACATCAGAATAGAACTCAACAATATCTCCTGCTGAATCCATATACATTGCTCCTGCATTATTAAATAAGATTGTCCCGGCAACAGATATCTCAGCGTATTTATCTGATCCAATACTATGAGGACCCATTGGTTTGTATAAACGTCCTGAAGTATCGTCATTTGATAAGTACAAGTGGAAGGTTCCTGCGTCTTTACCTGAGGCAGACGGAGCAGTATCAATATTGTCAGGAGTAGCAACTAAATCATAAGAACAGCCGTCGGTCCATTCCATATCACTAGCGTTCACTTCTGCGTTCATAAACTTGACGTTAGTCACCCTGATTTTTGCAGCAGCAGTTGAGTGGTTGATTGTGTCTCCTGAGAAATCTCCATGAATTCTAATATCATTTACTCGGTGGTTTACTCCGTTAAAGAATAGAGGGTTGTTTGTCCTGGCTGGGTTTCCAGACTCTCCTACATACATGTCACAATCACTAACTGTGCAATTCGCAGTACCGGTTGATAAAGAGAAGTGATATGTATTTGCAGCAATCGCTCCGTCCGCAGGCAACAGAGGATAACTATTTAATCTCTGTATAACATTACCTGAGGAGTTGGCTGCTTGGACCGCATATGTCGCGTAAGCTGATGGGTTTCTTTTCCCAGCACCATTAAATCCACAATCTGTGATTGTGGTGTTACCTGAACCTGCACCGAAGTTCCAACCCACACCTTGAGTCGCAGCATAACAATCTGTGAATGTTAGGTTCGGTGATGTCATATACCAAGCAGCACGAGACGTACTCGATACGATATTTGGCGCAATAACTTTACACTTCGTAAAATCTCCTCCTGAGGCGTTCACAGGGTAGAAACCGTGGTACTGAGCCGTGGTCTCCAGGTTATAAATAAAGACATTAATCATCGTAAAGTTGTTTGCAGCACTCAAGTTCATGTAGTGAGAGAGTGATTGCATCTGGATACCTACATTCTTAAAGTATGGAGATTGTTGTGACCCCACGTTCATATCCTCCCTCGCCAAATCAAACCCTGCGTTCTGTACTCGAACGGATGAGGCAGAAGAGAAGTTGAACGCGTAGTTTTGACCAAAGGAACATTTATCAAAATCAATTGCTCCTGATGTTGCAAGATCGAAGTCTGTATAACCAGTTCCTGATGTCTCATCAAAGAAGAAGATGTTTGGGATACGAACAATCGCATTATTAGGTAGGGTAAATCCATTTGTACCATCTCCAAGAATAATTTTGTTATTTACCGTGTCATGTACGAAAACAGCACCTAGAATCTCATCTCCAAAACAATCAGTGAAAGAATCAACTCTGTTATAAATCTCAGGCTCCGTTTCACCGTCTTTAAATACGAAAATAGTAGGTAGCTCAGGAATATTCTCTGAGGCAGCATTTTGAGGAAGAGTAAACTCTTGGCTTGCTGTACCGTCTGACGTACCAAGAGAGATCCAAGCTCCAGCAACCTCCATTGATCCACCACCCTCAAAACGCAACTGTGCTAATGCAGTCGCTCCATTCTCCCCAGTCTTTATGAAAATAGGTGTTGTTGAACTGTTGTTTTCAACACGCAGCTTCCCAAGTGTAATAGCAAGAACACGCTCAATGATGTTCGTGTCAGTGTTTACTGTTAGGGTAGCTCCTTCGTTGATAGTGATTCTGTCGAAGTCATTAAAAACTCCACCGTTAATCGCTGTATAGTTTTGTGAGGTTGATACGGTGAATGTTGCCATAAATACTATTTAGTTACAATTAAGGCTGATAAATTAGTTCCGTCAAAAGTCTTGTAAAAAGAATCTTCCGTCGGATAAAGTCCTGTCTTTGCCGTAGAAATGAACCTGTAAACTGTCTCACCGTCGACAGTCCCAGTCAGAACCTTGCCTGTTGGTATTGTACCATTTATATTACTATACTTCACATTAGTTGCATGGTATCCCCAATCAAGCACCGTCGACGTCTTCGCTAGTTCTTCAGCAATAATTTTCTTTACTCTTTCGTTCGACATTCCACCTCCTCCTCGACCACTAGGTTGTTTATTATTTAGGTCGATTCTCTCATTTAGTTTCTCGATCTTAGCAAGAATGTCTTTGTCATCAAAAGAATTATCAACTTTCTTTAAGTCTTCTATTTCTTTTTTTAGCTTTTCTATTTCAGGGTTATCTTTTGGTTCGCTCTTTTCTGGAAATACAACTAAAGTGGCGGCCAGTTCGGCTACACGCTGAATAACCTGTGGAGTAATCTCTGCGTCCTTACCTGGCTCTCCTGGAGGCAGTTGCTTTAATATCACAGATATAGCCTCTTTACAGACTCCGTCGAGCATCTCTTTAGTAATCTCTGCGTCCTTACCTGGCTCTCCTGGTTTTGCTGGAGGTATTTCTTTCAAATACTTCAATACAAAAGGATTTACAACCCCTTTAAACATCTCAATAACTTTTTCATCCTCAAGAGCAAGAAGTATTTCCTTCTTGCTGTTTGATTTAATCAACTTCCTCAACTTTCGTATCTCAAGAGCAAGAGCCGCAAAAGTTTTAGTTATTTCTTTTGGAGTTAGTATTTGAGTTTCTTTGGGCATAATTATTTTAGTAAGTCTGCTCTGCAACCATGAACATTCGGTGGATCATTGCGTCTCTGTCATTTAGAGCCTTAATGAATCCTTCTCCTAGGATTTGTCCAGCTCCTTGCCTTAGTGCTCCCATATCTCCAACAGCTCCTCTTGAAAGGTCTCCGATAGTTCTGATTCCGAACATATCCACAAGTCCAGCTTCTCGGGCCTGAGAGTTATGTAGTGCTCGGTGAACAACATCTGTCTCAATTGCTTTAAGAGCTCCGTATTGAGCCTTGAGAGCCTTCACTCCTTCTCCTTGAGCTTGTTCTACTGTCTCGTCAAGAATATCTCGCAGGTTGTTGGCCACAATAGCGTTTACAACTGAGTCAGCTTGAGTACCTCCACCTCGATAGAAGGCTTGAAGTCCGTCGTTCTCAATTTGGATGAGTCGTTCAATATCTTCTGCCTTGAAGTCTCCAGCTTCGAAGAACTCTTTTGCTTGTTGAGCTTTCTTTTGAATCTCTGGTAGTCGAGCGTATACAGGGTCGTTTACGATATTATCCATCTCTTGAACAATTCTTGAAGTGTCAGCTTTTCCGTCTGTTCCCTCAACAAGCTCGATAACCTTCTTGTATACTTGAGATTTTCTCGTTGACACAGAAGAACCAAACTCCCATAGGTTAGTTGGTAGTTCTCCTTTAACTAGTTCATTTGTCTCAATGTCTCTAAATTCAATATCTGATTTGTTCGCTACAATATCTCGAACAGATGAAACTGCTGCTTGTTTGTTCTTAACAATTCCGTCAAGACTCTTCTTCTTTCCTTTTACTCCTGGAGATACCGCATTTACATACATATCAGCGATATTATTCTCTACTTGAGCAACTGTAAGCCCTGCATTGTCTCTGAGAGCCTGTGTATCAAGTTGCTTCATGATACGAGTCTGTGATGAGTCCACAAGGGTTCTGTACGTCTGAGCGGTCTTTCCAGCTCCCTCAATAGCTTTATCAATAACTTTAGAACCTATTCCGGCAACCACACCTCCGATTCCTGATGGTTCAGCGTCAGCTTTCGCTGCTGCGGTACGAGCAATCTCCATTTCAGCGTCAAATTTCTTCTCTAGGTCTGCGATTTGGTTTCTGATAGCAGTATCGTCAAACTTATCTGCTTCTGGAACATTAATATTGTTTTGAACATTTACTTCAGGTGCTTTGATGTTGTTTGCCTCATCTAGTTGAGCACGAAGAGTGTCCAGTTCAGCTTCAATCTCTGTTGCTTTTTTTGTCTTAAACTTGTCTAGTCCGTCCGATACAGTATTACCTGCTTTTGTTTTTAAATTCTTAATGTTCTCTGAGGCAGCAATAATTCCTTCATCAATCGAATCAATAAACCCTTGAGCTTTTGACCCGAAAGATTTAGACAAGTCAGAAGTTGCAGAAGTCAGTTTGTTCGCAACAATTCCTCCTCCTTTTAGTCCGGTCAGCTCTGCGGCACCACCTACACCACTTAGGATAGCTTGTACATTTCTGTAACCTTCTGGATTAAACTCTTTTAGTTGGTCCATTTCATCTGTCGACATGGCAACAAACTTTTGAACAGTCTCGTTATCCATAACTCCTTCCATTGCTTTTTGAACACCTTCACCAACCCAATCTTCCATTCCTTGAGGAGCTAGGGCTTTTGCTACACCAAACACTCCTTCACCAACCACTCGTCCTACTGTACCAATAGCGTTTGCGCCATGTTGTAAGGCAGTAGAAGCACCAGATTGCTCTCCAGCAAGGTCTGCCTCAACAGTTGCAACCTGCTTATCAGATGAGTCTTTAATTACATCTTTAATTCTCCCTCCTGCTTCTCCTAGGTCCGCTATAACGTCAGAAAAATACCCTGAGTTATTAGAGTCATTTTCAACGTCCTTAACAATTTGTGAAGCTGGACTAAATTCTTGAGCAGTCTGGCCTGTCCCATATTTATTAGAAGACATTACAGCTAAAATATCAGAGAATTTAGCTCCGCTTTTTTTCAGTTCCTGGATCTTTATTTTTTCGGTGTTTGATAACATATATATTTGATTATTCTTTCATTGCTTCCGCCACTGCAAATGCGTACTCAGGAGGAGTCGCATCAATAACTCTTTGGGCCTGGATTCTTGTTTGAGCTTGTCGATAGTCATTTAGTGCGTCCATCTTCGCAACCGCAGAAGATTTATCATTAGTAAGTACACCAATAGAGTTAAATACAATATCAGCATCTTTATCTGATGGAGAACCTTTCAGTTTACCCATGTTCTCAAGTACTCGTTCTGATGTAAGTCCCTGCATGACTGCTTTCATATCAGCAACTTCTCTTGATTGAGCAATAGTCAAAGGTGAGTTTTGATTGACACCACTTGCATTTGCTTTATCTGTGAAGCTCAAACCAATTTTCTCTGTGTATCGTCCAAAAGCGTGGTCAAAGAATTCAGAGTTCACAAGAGAGTCGATCTTGTTAACCGTGTCTTGAGTGTCTGCGTTTTGTAGCTCTGCTGTCTGCATCGCTTTTACATAATTACCTTGCTTAACAGCGTTCGCTGCTTCTGCGGCTAATTGATTTGCCCTCTTAGCTGTGGCAATTTGGTCTTTTTGTAGTCCGTAGTTTGCGTTAAACTGCCTTTTTGATTCATTGAAATTTAGCTTAGACATTTCCTGTGCAAACGCGTTATTCTTTACGTTCTCGTTAAAGCTCTTTTTAGCAAGCATTACATCTGGACTTATCAATAAGTCTCCAGCCACAGAGAAAGCATCTTGACTACTCTCAAGCCCTCGGATTTGGTTAGCCATTTCTTCTGTACCACCGTTCGCAAGAACGTTCATTGCGTAAGTTTCTTTTTTAACTTCTTCCTCTTTCTCTTCTGCGAGAATTCTCTTTCGTTCGTCTAATTTAATTTGAAGAGCTTGTTGCTTCTTTGTATTGTCTCGATCGATCTTATCCCCATTTAAACGGTAAAAAGTTTCCAGACGTTCTAGTTTTTGTTCTTCATCTCTGTACTCAATATCAACAGCCCTTTGTACGAGAGCTCGTGCATTTGTAAGTTGTCCTTGAACGGCCTGAGTTTGAGCACCTAACACAAGGTACTCTCGCATAGCTCGTTTCTCTCGAGCGTCGATAATATTAGAACCGGCAGCTGAACTTCTTTGTCGTCCGTCTGATTCAATAGAAACGTCATCACTAATAAGACCAAACTTAGTTCGAGCAACTCCCATTCTCCCCTCAAGGTCAGCAAGAAGTGTTGAGTTTGCATTTACACCAAACCTTTCTTCTGCCTCAGCTTGGAAGTTGTCTTTAGTATCAATGAATCCAGAGAGATTTAGAATCTCAGAAGCAATTCCGTCCTGCTGTTTTTCTGCATCTGACTGTTGGAAAAATGACTCAATGGAAGGTAAATTACTCAAATCATCAGAGGCCTGTCTAGGAGGTACTTCAAAACGAGCCGGTGGGTTCTGGATATCAGTTACAGATATATTGTCCTTCAGTGAGGATTCGTTAGAGGTTAGTGTGTCTCCTCCTGTTTTTGCGTCTACCTCAGTTTGAAGCTGGTTAAATAGCTCTTGTTTGTTTGCCGTTGCAGATGAATTTGATTGGCTGTTCTGCATAGTGTTTTGATTATACAATATTTATTAATAAAAATCTCGCTGGTGTTACAAACTTTGTACCACTGTCGTTTTCGAACGCAACAGTCACGGTATTTAGTGCATACTCAATACCTATAATCCTTGGTGAGATTTGGTCTGGACTTACAAACAATAGATAATTGTCGTTGTTTAAGTTGTGAGTAATAACGTATGTCGCTGTTCCAGTGTCTCCTGTCATTGACCACCCAGCAGGAAGAGTGTAGTCACTAGAGTCATTTACCACTGCCTCCCATCTACCGATATACTCATCTCTAATCTCTCCTGACGCTTGGAACCCAAAGGCCGCAAGTACTCGAGAAGGGCTTAATCCTGCTTTTTGTTGACGTACAGGTTTCACTCCAAACCAACCAACCGCCTTGTTCCAGCGGTTAGTATTCCTGTTATTTTGCTCATTACTTCTGTCCTTAATGAGAGTAAAGTCTTTTTCTTGGTCTGGTGTATTCATATTATCTTCCTCTTACTTTATCTGATGATTTAAACTCAGAGACTACCTTAAATGGTTTAATGACAGCTCCTCCGGTTGAAGTTATTCTGACAAGTAGTTCATTAAACTTAGGGAAAGGCTTGTTTAATATGGTGTTCTTAGCAAGAGTACTCCTATAAGAACCTTCTTTATCTTTTGTCCCGACGTGGGTCCAAGTAACATCTCCAGGCTCACGTATCTCAAACTTAATTGCTGCACCAGCAGGAAGTTTGTCATGAGGAACAATAATCTCCTTAAGAGTTTTCTCTAGGTGTGGATTATTTCCATCACAGATTAGGGATACCGCAACGGTTTCGTATGTATACGTCGGAGTCTGACTACTCTTGTGAATTTTATGAGGTACTGAGTGAGCAACCATGATTCGGTTGTTTTGCTTTACGAAGTCGTAAACATTGTTCGAAGCGTCGTCGATAGAAATATCAGAGAATACATTACCGTCTTTATCTACTGAGATAATTACATTGCTTCTAGTTGTGTTACCTAAGTTTCGAGCAAGACCCTTGAAGTACAGTCTTTGTCCGTCTGATTTTGGTTGAATAACGTCTGCTGTTGGGTCAAATACTAGTCCGTCACCAAGAATCTCTCCTAAATACTCAATCGTTGATCCGTTGAATCTTTGGAAAACCATTCTTTTTAGTTCATTCGCGTTATTACCAACCTCAAGAGTCACACCAATTAAGTGCGTCCCAAGCTCTCCCAGAGCGATAATTTCTCCGTCTCCCCAGGCGAAGGGCTCAACATAAGGCACCTCAGTGTTAACATTCCACAAGAGAAGTGTCGAGGTGACAGTCGCAGGGTCAAACTGTCCCATAGCAAGATAAGAACCGTAAGGTGCGCCGGCTGTTAGTGTCTTGTAAGCTGACACGTTTAATACATTCTTAGATACAGTAGTTCCATCAATCTGAGATACTGCTGATTTTTCTAAGATATATAAGTTGTCATACTCAGGGTGATAGACAAAGACAAAAGGAAGTGACCCGGTCATTGCTCCAAATCCACTTTGTAAGTTTGGGTATTCAGTCGCAGAAGGAGCCGTAGATGCGGCTTGAAGTTTTGAGCCATCACCAATCCACCACATTCTGAATCCATAAATAACAAACGGTGTCTTTGTTACCGGAATCTCAGATAACGCTAAATGAGAAGACCAAGAACCACCAGAGAAGGATTGTTTTGAGACAATCCGGTTGGTGTCGTCAATTGATAATCCAAAGTATTTGTCGTTGCTGTCTGATGCGCTGATTGGTGGCCTTACAGCAAGTGCCTCGATATTATAGCTGGGTGACTCTTCAACCATCTCAGCTCTTGGAATAATTCGGTTTGGGTAAACATGGCCATGTCGAACATCACCCATTCCTTTGGAGCCTCGGATATTAGAAGTAATCCCTTCATTGAAGTTTGAAAACGTTTCTATAATCTCTCCTTTTTCGAATAGTGTTGATTTTGACATATTAGTTGTTTAATATTTCAGCTTGTTTCGCTGCATGTTCTGCTAATCCTGCCTGGACTATGTCTAGGACTTGTTGAGATTGTTCTGGTAATGGAATTCCTAAGTGCTCGTACAGACCGATAACTGCAACCATAATAGCAGTCAGTTGAGCTGTCTGAGGAGCTTGAGCAAAAATATCCCGCTGTGTTTGAAGAGATAGATTCTCTAAAGCCTCCTTTTTTAGTTCTTCTGGATCAACAACGTATTCAAATGTAAGGGGTCGTTTCTTTGTCCTCTCCATACCAGCATATACAACTACATCCTCTTTAACTGAAATTTCCTCATCAAAAGCTCCTTCGTACTGAGGTCGATACTCTGAGTCATTCTCTTCTTTCCAGACTCCGATGATTTTATTTTCTTTTAGAATTACTGTTTTCATAAATATATTTTATACACTATCAATTGCGTGACAGAAGACTCCTACGTAATCTTCTGAATCATGTCTTGAGAATCCAATGAAAACCACAGAGTTTATAGCGAATAATCCTCTATAAGTTCCGTAATCCCATGTATTAGTTTGCTCTCTCATGAAATATCCTCCGTATTCCCACTCGGTAGTGTTGGTGCTCAGTTTGTTTTTTACAATAGTAGTAGCTGCTTGAGACCCAGCGTTACCAAAGTAGTACAAGTAATCACCTGAGATTGTAGGGTTTGATCCACCAGCGTAGTAAGTGTGGTGACCATCTGGAAGCGTAATTGTAGACTCTAATGTAATAACGGTCCCAGATACAGTACATCGCTGCATTGAGGTTGAGTTAGTTGCTAGAATATACATATATCCTCCTGCATTATCAGCAACGATGTATGAGGTTGAGGCCATAGTTGCTCCACCTGCTAGTGTCATAGTCACCTCTGTTTTTGTAGTAACATCTAGTCGCCTAATCGCAGAACTCTCTTGCCAGTATAAATAATCATCAGACTCATCGAGACTAGTTAGTGATCGAGCTGTGGTGGAACCAGTGTTGTAGAAACCAGTTGTGCCTCCAGCAGGATCATCATTACCAACTAAACCAACCGCTGTAATAACCATCCTCCGGATGTATCCGTTTTGCATTGAGTACAGGAACTCTTCTTTTTGTACCGCTCCGTAGAATCTGTCGTTTGAGGCACCTGTTTTAGATGGTAAGTATGAGGCTGTAAAACCTGCACCTCCACCAGCAGCTCCTAGCTCAGCAATCGCTTGCGCTACTCTCTGTGGAGTCATTCTTTTAACCACAGTTGATGTCCCTGCTTCCATTTCGGCTTGAGTGGCAATTCCTACCTGCGCGTTATAAGCTGATTCAATTTCTGTATTACTTTGGTCAGCAGTAGCATTAGATTCAATAGCATTGATCTTCGCAAGAAGAGCATTAGTAAGAGCATTTGTATCAGGGTTTGACTCATAGGCTGTTTTTATTTCAGGCGCGCTTTGGTCCGCTGTTGCTCCGTCTTCAATACCGTTGATTTTGTTCTCAAAGGCGATTGGGAAACTTCTTTTTAATGTATTCAAAGCAACTGCTGCATTGTTTGTAATAGTAGAAGTTAAATCGCCTATGTTAGCAGATACTAATGATAAATCTACACGCAGAAGACCTAGAAATGAGCTGTATGAAATGTTCTTTGTCTCGTCCGCCGTTACATCAACCACAGGGAATAAGTCCGTATCCTGGATAGCCGCTAATGTATTTAATTCGTCTATTTTAGTGTCTGTTGTCATGGTTATGATTTTGGTTTACCGTTCCAAGTTGATAAATTCTTATCCCTTTTCTTAACTCCAGGAATAAACTTCGCAATTATTCTACCTCCGGCTTGATTTAAAATGAATCCACCAGCTTGATTTAGAAGATAGATAAAGTCCCCGGTCAAAGGTGACTTATCTTTCCCTTCAAATGTTGATGTGTTCTTGTTTCTGTAAGTCATTTTTATTTATTATTTCTCTGTCCTCCTGCTATACGCCCACTTCCACCTCTCCTTGCATAATATTTTACAATACGCCGCTTGATTGCCATTGCTTCATCGAGGAATCCCTGAGCAATGTCTTTCTTGTATGTCTTCGCATACTCATAAGCTCCTGCCTCTACAAAGAAATCATGGTACAGAGCATTAATCCCAGGCTCTTTAGTCGTGTCGTCAATTGTAAACAATGAAGGCCCTCTTCGTACATATAGAGTCAACCCTTGGTCCACAGAATAGTCGGGAGTCGGGAATAGTAGAATTGAGTCTCCGAGTAAGTCGAAATAAAGAGGTTGGTTGTCTGTACTAAATACTTCGTCAATGGCTCCACCAATCAATTGATCGTGAATTCTTCGAAGTACTCGAGTCTCTTCTCCTCCCTCTTGTTTAATCTCAACTCTCTCAATGAAAGTCGTGTCAGCGTCAAGCTGATAATCTCTCTGTCCAGCAACAATGTCAACGGACTCAATAGGTAGAGTCGTCAAGTTCCTGTCGTCAAACTGCCATGAAGCGTCAACTTCCTGAATATCAGACACAAGAAGTTTGAACCACTTGTTAACGTTCTGAGTCAAGAATCCAATAGCGTAATCCTCCTCGTCTGTCCCAAGACGATCTCTAATCATTTCCACTATTCCTGTTCTGTTTGTTGGTTCACTGTATTGCATATAATTTTGATTAATTTCGAATCTATAACGTGTACACCAAGCAACGGCGAAGGTGATGTACACATTACAGACCCGAAGGTCTACATTCCTAGTTTCTCATCGATCTCTGTATTTTGTTTGTCCAGTTTCTCTCTCGCTTGGTCTGTTGCCATTACAAGCATATCGGTCATTGTCCCTTCAATCTGATTGTCATCGACAAGTTTAAGGTTTCCAAGCATTTGATACTCAGTATCTCTGTTTGAAATTTCAATCTTCCTCATCTCTTTAATGGCTGGCTTCTTGAACTTGTTCTGTAATTTCTCTTGAAGTTTACCGGCTTTCTTGTCTTGCTTAAGATTTTCTGCTGAAATATTTTCAATCTCTTCCTTAAGTTCGGCAAGTCTTACGTCGTTCTTGTCCATGATTGCCATTGGCTCTTTTATATCCTCCATGTACTTAGCTTTTGCAACTAGATACTTTCGGATAACTTTATTCTTGAATGTAATTTGTTTTGTGCTCATTATAATTGTTTAATTAATTCAGCCTTCTTCTGCATACAATCTGCGAGAGATGACCCTTCCACTGTGTACTTCTTCTTTTTTACAAGGAAGTCGAGAGAGAATTCATGATTGATATCTGCCTCTGACAGAACCTCAATCTTCTTCTTTTTCTTTGACATAGCGTTGCTGTTATCTAATAAATCTGGTTTATAACCAGTATAAGACACCCATAAAGGTGCCTTAACTGACTACTTAACAGAAGTAAGTTTCACTCCAGCGTCATCTCGGTTAAGAGAAACTCCGTAACGAATATCTGCAACAACTAGTTCACCTAGCCATTCCAGTTTGTACTCTGCTTGTAATCGTACACCTGGAGTACCATCTGGCCCAACTGCTGCTCCCATTAGAGGAGAAGTAGCGAAGTTAATAGCGTCTTTGTGTACAAGTGCTCCTGTATAATCAGTCGCATTTGATGGAATGTTAGAAGTCATCATACATTCAATTCCTTGAATGTATCGTACTTTCTTACCTGCTTGCGCAGTTCCCACTTGTCCGAAGTCCATTGATACATATCGGTCATTATCCATGACATCAACGTATACAGTCTTTCGAGCAAGAATGAATCTAACGTCCTCTTCTCGGTAAGCTCCTTGAATCTTGTCTCCAAGAGTCGCGATAGCTGTACGGATTTGAACATCTGTTAGAGGTGATCCTGCCGCTCCTCCTTCCTCTGTAAAGTCAGAGAATTTAGCTGAGATAGCAAGTTCAAGTGCTAGAGCAACAGAGTATGCTGCATCTTGCGCTTTCTTCTCTCGAAGTCGGTATGACCCCTTAAGAGCTGCACGCTCCACGTCTTCCATAAGGAAAGCAGTGTGTTTGTGCGTATCAATAGTAAGTGGTTCGTCAGCCTCCGTTGGAGATTGAAGAGCAACTTGAGTTTCAGCAACCTTATCAGCTGCAAGGAATGCAGATGTTCCTGGAGTGTGAATAAGATCACCTCCATCAGTTACTTCATCAGATCGGTCTGTGAAGAATGTTGCTAAGAATAGTCCCTCTCGGTAAAATTCGTTAACTTTTCCTCCCCAAACTTCTGGCACGAATACCGTTACATCGGCTCGTGAGATATGGTTTGTCCCTAATGACATAATTTTTTACGATTAAATTTACTAAATAATCGCCGTTGCCGAACTACATCTTGGCAAGGTACTCAGCTTCGAGTCTCTGGTGGTCCTCCCTTGAGAGATCTTTGTCTCCAAGTTTAGCTACACGAGATCCTTTTCCGCCTCCACTTCGTTCTAGTTCTGAATCAGCTTTTCGCTTTCGCTCAGCTTCTCCTTTCTCCCAGAGTTCAAAGTCTTCAGAAGAGTGCGCAGTTACAACGTCTGTCCCATTAATGAGAGCAATGTGTTGCGCCTTTGCAAACTTCTCCTTACCAATCTTGGTGAGTAAGATTAATTCATCTTGACTTTGAGGTAGTTCAGAATCATTCTTCTCTACTTTCTTAGTCTCAACTTCTTTCTCTTCCTCGTTTTCAAAGAGGTCAGGGTGTTCTTTCCGATACTTTTTCAAGTTACGTTTAGCAATACCCCTTTTCTGCTCAGCTGTAAGCTCCCCTTTTGGCTTGTCCGCACCTTCAGCATTATCTTTAACTTCTCCGTTATCAATAACTTCTTCTTGTACTTCCTCGCCATTGTTTGGTTCATTTGTCATAAAATGTATAAATTTAGGGTACTTTTCTGCCGGCCGGCAAGGGAAGTACTAACCTTTATTTCTAATACTCTTAATATATCACAGTTATTTACCTTTAGGTAGTACTGTTTGACTCGTAGGTTTTTTCTTGGCACCGAACTTAGCCTCAAGTTTACGAGTCATCATGTTTTGTACGGTCTCCATCTTCTTTGCGTAACTCGTATCGTTCCCAGCATATGCGTCAATAAGCACAAGTTCATTAAGAACTTCGCTGTAAAACTCTATCAATTCGTTATACGTTTTTTTGTCTGAATATATTTTTGCTAATGACATATAAGTAATGTTTATTGCTGTCCTTCTGGTAATACTTCTTTAACTTCTTCTGTAATTGGTTTCGATCTTTGAGACGCTCCTCCCTTTGCACCATTTGCAGTTTGAGGTAAGAACTGAGCAGGAGATACTCCTGATAGTTCCATAATCTCTTGCTGCATTGCAACTCGAGATGGGTCTCCTGGGTCCATTCTCTCCATAGTAGATAGAAGTTCGTCGATTCTCTCTTGAACGTCATCTTGTTCACTTGAAGCAATGATTCGAACTTTCTTCTTAACGTCCTTCATGTTGATAAATCCTTTAGGGATAAATACTGAACGTCTCATTCCTTTCTTTCTTTGGTTCTCTTGAAGCTCTGCCATTTTTGCATCTAGCTCATCTTCGTCTGGAAGATCGAGCGTCGGATCATCAATCGCTCTCTCTGCAAGGTCTGACAAGAATTCGTTATATCTCCGGTTCAAAATGTATTGGTCAATAATTGCCAATTGCTTTGGAGAATATGACGCGCTCAACTCATGGTCTTTATTAATTCTCTTAACCATTCGAACAACAATAAAGTCCCAGATAAATTCTACAACGTCATCTGCATCAATTCCTCTCATGTAGTCAAAGTGAGAAGCTGTCGCTGAGTTTTGGAGAGCTTGTCCTCGATATGTTGTCCCAGCCTTAATGTCCTCTCCTGAGTTCGACTCATGTACTGCAACTTTACGTTGAGCATTTTGGAAGTAAGCGTCAATAGTATTTTGGAAATTGACTTGAGGAGCGTTGAACACAACAGGGTCAAAGTATTCTCCAGCTTGAGAGTCAGCTTCAACAACAAAACCTGAGTTCAATTGTAGTACTCCTGGAATGTTTGGCAGGTTAGTTCTAACCCCAACCTTTGAAGTAATAGCTTCGGCTTCTTGACGGTTTACAACAACTTCGTTGATTGCAATTTGTTCTGGCTCAACCTCTTTAATAACAGAAATACCTTTACCTCCTAAGTTACCCGGTCGTCTCTCTCTCCAGTAGAAACGAATGTGGTCCTTAATGTCTTTCACTTCGTAATGATCGAGCAAGAATAGTTTATCTGTACGACCAACAACGATTCGGAACATCTTATATTCTTCATTTTCTTTAACCTCACCTGTGATATCTGACTCTTTAAACTCTCCGAAAATCTCTTCCACAGAGCATGAGGTCTCTTTGTTTTTGTCAGCATGTTTAATAAGAGCGTCAATAGCTTCATCGTTCCAGATTCCTCTCTTCTTATCTAACTGAACAATAGTAAGTTCGAATGGTTCAGACACAGGGGAGTTCTCGATATCCTGCGCATTGAATTTAAGTAATGAAAAATCAGGGATTTGAAGATACTCTTCGTCCCTGTCTAATACTTTAATTGCAGCGTTACCATGTACTCGCTTTGATTTTTGGAAGTCTCGAATAACATTACTTAGTTTAATCCGGTCAAACTCTTCATGTAATTCTTTCTCGAAGATCATCGAGAATACATAATCCTCATCAAGAGAAATAGTTTCAAGAATCTTTCTTTTAATAGCAGTGGCTCTAAGCTCCACGTCAATAAACTGATTTACGATGTTCTGGAACATTCTCCAGTTAAGGTCTCCCTTGTATTCTCCAACGTATTCAGAGTTAATGTATGCAATCTCCGTCTCGATCTCTTCTTTTGCATTATAAGTAACGGCTCCTGGAAGTCGTACATTTTTCTTGTAATCGTTCTCAATGCCGTTGACTATTTTCTCCATCTTTTTTGTTAATTGCATAGTCGTTTATTGATTATTGTTTTGATAATAGCATATTTATCTCGGAGACGCTCTACCTTTTGTATGAGTCTGACTTATCCCCATAGTCATACCTCTTGGCTTCTTCGCAATCTGCGGCTGATAAGCAAGAGAGTCAAGAACATCATCATGGATCCCTTTCGGGAACGTAAACATTTCTCCCTCGAGGTCAGAGTTTTGTCCCTTAATATGAAAAACTGACTTGGTCTGATACCGAGGTAATAGTCCACGAATACGAACTTCCTTCGCTGTTTGGCTATGAGAAAGCTCAACAATCGGCAAGAAAGTATTTCTCTCTCTCTGCTCTTCATCTAAGAACGGCTTAATCGCCTGTAAGTAAATAGTCTTCTCAATACCAATTGCGTCATAGTTATTGTTGGCATGATAAGTGAACAATAGGTCAATCAATTCTTTCGGTCCAAACTTTCTCTTCTCAGACTTGATGTACCACTTGTTATTGATATCCACACGGTTATCCACAATACCTGTATAGTCTGCACTCGTCTTTTGAGAGATGGCGGTATCAATAGTTAAGAATCTCCTTGTATGTTTTGCAGCAACCTCCTCCTCAGTAATGCTCTGGATAAACTCAGGCTTAAACTCTTGAGATTCAGAGGTTACAGGGTTCTGTTGATAAAGAGCGTTCCATTCATAGATTCCGATGTTCCTCTTTTTAGTGTTCAGGTTGTCCAATGAAAAGTATGTAGGCCACAATGCTTCACCCTCCTTTCGGTGCTCTTCATCTTCAATAGCAATAGCCGGCAGACTTACAACGTCCCACTCTCCTTCCTCAGCATCAGCAAGAATCTTTCCGGCCAAGTCATTCAGGTGCCACCGAGTCATAACCACAATCATAGCTCCTTCAGGTGAAAGACGAGTAAGCGCAGTTGATTTGTACCAATCATAAACTCCTTCTTGAATAACTTGGGACTCAGCGTCCTGACGGTTCTTTACCGGGTCATCAATAATGAAGATATCTGCACCTTTACCTGTAACAGCACCACCAACACCAACGGCGTTGTATGCTCCTCGTCCATCAGTGTTCCATTTATCTTTCGCCTCACTATCCTCTGACAGTTGAGTATCAAATACATTTGAGTACTCCGGAGCCTTAATCAAGTTTCGAACCTGTCGTCCAAAGTCAGTCGCAAGAGATGAGGCGTATGATGCCTCAATAATGTTCTTATCTTTATCTCTACCCACTACCCAGGCAGGAAATTGAATTGACACAGTCTCAGACTTCGAGTGCCTAGGTGGCATAAAGATCATGAGCTTCTTAATATCTCCTCGTTCAACAGCCTCAAGCTTATCTATAAGTACGTCATGGTGCCAAGAGAATTGGAAGTCCTCAAAGTTGTAGCTAATAAAATGACGCAGACTTCGTCTGGCTAGTTCTCTCTTAGCGAGTTCTCTCTTTATTTCTTTTGGGTTAGGTTCCTCTGACATTTACTCTTTTATTAAAACAAATATGAATCTCCCTTCTAAATGGTCCCACTCCATTTCAAACACCTCGTCTCCTTGCTGTATGTACATCTCACCATTTATCGTGTTCACAAATAAGTGAGCAGGGTCAGCTTGGAAGTCTTTAATTGGATCAATCATATATTTATTATTTACCTTCTTCTAATATCTTCTCCAGGTCTTCAGTTGGTACGTCTTTCAGGTTGTTGAGAGATTTACCCTTAGTAGTAATATCGACTGCACGTTTGCTGGCAGGATACTTGTCTGTAATTTTAAGAAATGTATCCAGGTACTTATGCTGGATTGTAAAGTTGGGCACTTCTTCTCCAAAAGCATTCTTGACAGTTGCATTGAGTCCGTTGTCTAATATATCTTCTACGCTGACCTTCTCTTCTAACGACTTCATTTGAGCCTTCCAGCTCTTGGTAGAGGTCACTTTCTTCGGATTATTGACAACTTCGTCGCTATAACCTGCTTCTCGAAGAGCTGGAGCCATTTTCCCGCCATTTTCTAAAACAGCCTCCGCAACTTCTTTGTGTCGTTCACTTGTCTTTTTATTGATCTTCATTCCCTTTGTTCCTTTTGGATTTGGATTACTCATTAGTTTTTATACTATATTAAAAGATTAGAAAACACAACACCTTTGTGTGTTGTGTTAGTAAAACTATACCATTGCTTGACAAACATTGTCAAAAGCACTTAAAACACAAAAAGTGATACCCTGATACCCAAATACAACTTCTACATAGAGGGGTATTTTGTTTTTTTTTATTTTTTACCCTATTACCCTTATATACAGCCATTTTTCTGTTAGGAGTATATTTATATATAGCATAGCAAAAATAAAAAAAAAATAGATTTACCTCTATACAAATCATGTATTTGGGTATCAGGGTATCAATTATTGATACCATATGCACCCCTTATCCACACTTTCACTATCATTATTTCTAGTTTTTTGTATAATTCAGAGACATTATTACTAATATTATACCACAAATGATGACCTTAAAAGACAAAAAAGTATGGGTTTTATGGCAAAAACGTCAAGTTCCAGGTTCCGACAGATTTACCAAAATTCCTTTACAAAAGAACGGAAAAGGAGCTTCTTCGACTAATCCAGATCATTGGTTAAGTTATGAGGATGCACAAAACACTCTTAAAAGTAATGGCAAATTTACAGGTGTTGGGTTCACTATATCAAAAGAATTCCCAATCCTTGCAATTGACCTGGACCACTGCGTTAAAGATGGAGAGTTAACTAGAGAGAATTTCCAAATGCTTTTCGATATGGCTGATACATATACAGAGTTATCTCCGTCAGGAGATGGCCTGCATATAATCTTTCATATAGAAGAGCATTTTTCATTGAAGAAAAATAAGAATGTACACGATGACGGAACTGCTGCTGAGGCATATACCGAAGGTCGATACTTCACTTATACCGGAACACCCTTCGGAGAAGAGAAAGCAATTCGTACTATTAAGCAGGACGAGGCAGAGGAACTATTGAATATCTTAGGATTAAAGATTCGATACGACACTACTATTCCTGAAGACCACTCGAACCAGACAATCGAAGTCAACGACAATATGACAGACAAAGGTCTGCTTCGAGAAATGTTCAAAGGTAAAGGAGGAACGGACAGAAAGAAACTGTACGACGGAGATACGTCTGCTTATAACGACGACGGTTCGTCGGCCGACATGGCATTACTAATGCACCTGGCATTCTGGACAGCAAAGGATTCCAAGAGAATGGAGAAGCTATGGCTTGAGTCACCACTTGGACAGCGAGAGAAAACTCAGACGAGATTTGATTACAGGATTCGTTCTATTGAGAACGCAATCGCAAAGACGACTGATGTGTATCAAGCTGCAAAGCCGATGTCTAAATCTATTATCTCGGACACCGCGAAGATCAAGCCAACGCTATCTAACGAGGTAGAGTTCCAACGGAACGAGAAAGGATATCCGTTTATCTCTGCTGCAAATATATTTGAGATACTAAAGGCTGATACATATTTGAACGACGCGTTTCGTTTGAATACTTTCTCAGGACAAGTCGAGTCTACTATTAGAGGGACTGGAGATTGGCTCCCTGTGCAAAAATTCGACATTATCGAATTGACAGTATATCTACAACAGACATATAGATTCTTTGAGAAAGTCCCACAAGGATTAGTACACGAGGGGATTCTTAAGTATGCAAACACAAACCAGGTAAACCCTCCACAGGATTTAATCAACTCAGTTGGTTGGGATAACGAAGATAGACTGGAGAAGTGGTTGATGAAAGTATTCAAAGTTGAGGACAATGAGGTCAATGCACTATTTGGCGAGCTCTGGATTAAGGGATTGGTCAGCAGGATTATGAAGCCTGGGTGTAAGTTCGACCATGTTCTCGTACTCGAGGGAAGTCAGGGTGTAGGAAAATCAAGAGCACTTCGAGCGTTGGCTCAGCCTTGGTACGCTGAAACGACTATGGATATTGACTCGAAGGACTTCCAATTGATCCTAACTCAAAACATTCTTATTGAGTTATCTGAGGGAGCGACACTATCTAGGTCTTCTCAAAACGCGATGAAGCAAAAGATTACAGAGCAGGAGGATAACTTCCGCCGGCCATATGCAGAGTCACCTGAGAAAGTTCCACGACACTGCGTATTCTCTATGACAACAAACGAGGACCAATATCTAAAAGACGCGACAGGCGCACGACGTTGGTTCCCTGTGGAAATTCCTGATGGAGCAAAAGCAGATGTTGCATGGCTCGAAGAGAACAGGTTGCAAATGTTTGCTGAAGCATGGCACAAAGTAAATGTACTGGGTGAAAAAATCTATCTTGATGAAGACGAGGTCGAGGTTGTTAAAGAAATTCAGAACTCTAAAACAGAGGTGGACCCATGGATCGAGAGAATTGCTGCATGGTACTTTGACTCTATGCAAGCGAGCCGTCGAGAAGATGGAGTTACTACAACTGAATGTTATGACGAGGCTCTCTCTGATTTCACAAATAGGGAGTATACGTCGGGACAAGGGAAAAGAATTGCTCAGATATTCCGGTCTAACTTCAAGTTAAGTAAGAACAAGTCAATGTCTACATTGAATGGTGTTCGAGCATTCCGTTTTATGCCAACAAGCGAGACCGAAGATATTCTAAAGGTACGAGGTATAGAGATGAAGTTGAACTTTTCAGAGACACAAAGGTCAGAAGAAGTTAAAGGAGGAATCCGTAACAAGAACTGGCACCAAGATTTTCAGTTAAGCAAAGACGACGATGACGAATAAAGAATACTTATACCGATGTAAGGGTTGCGGAAAAGAAACCAACCTTATATACGATGGAAAAAATTGCCAGACATGTAATGAAAAATAATTATGAAAGAAAGATACTTAACCATAGTCAATCTATGGATCAATAAAACCGACAACAATTACCACAACTGGGGTCACGTACTACCAGAAGACACCACCTTTGACGGAAGTGACTTTGATATCATGGATTTAGTCGAAAAAGTTCGGTCGGAGGCAATACAGGAGTGTCAAGAGTATTGTAAAAAACAATCACAGAATGAAGGATTCAATCCTAGCCTACAACTTAACGAGAGATTAATTCCTGGTTGGGAGGGCACGACGTATGGCTAAAATGTTACAGCTTAAGGATAAGCTACACAATGATAAGTGGGGTGCCAGAATAGGTTTATATCAATGCGAGTGCGGAGAGACTATTCAGGCCAGGATTCATGATGTACGAGCTGGACGCAAAGTTTACTGTACACGTCATTGTCCGTACCGGTACTTATCTCACCAAAAACAAAACAACAAGGACAACAAGAGACAATGTCCTCGCTGTAAGGACTTCAAGCTAGCCAATCACTTCTACACGAAGACAGCAAAGATAAAAGGGATAATGAGGACCAAGTACTCTTCTCAATGTAAAAAGTGTATTGCTATTACAGCGAGAGAGTCTGAGTTGAGAAACGCTCATAAATACAAGACGGTAGAACAAATCTGTGAATACACAGAATGTTCTAAAAAATTTATGGCTGACCGCAGATCAGTTAAGAGAGGTTGGGGTCGATTCTGCACACGTAATTGCTACATGTATGAAAGAAATAAGACTACTAAAAAAAGAACTAATAACTAAAGAAATGGGAATGCCCTTCTATGTTTTTAATCCTGAGTACATATCAGCATTAAAACGAGCAGGGAAAGACCCGAAGACAGGCAAGAGAAGAAAGCCCCGATTCATTAAGAAAAAAATCTGGCTGACCGGTGGAGAGTATTTTCCTTTTGGGTCTTTGTATCAAGGAAAGCAAAGAGACCTAGAAATGCCACTGGTAAAAGAAGATACCATGATCTCTTTGCGGCCAAAGCAAATTCCTGTATTTGAAGACTGCAAAAGAAAGAAAGGTTGCTTGGTATACGGTACAACTGGATTTGGTAAGACGATTATCGCTTGTGCTCTTCATGACGTATGGAGAGGAAAAGCATTAATCTTATCTCACTCACTTGAAAATGTTCAGTACTTCAAAAATCAGTTTAAAGATTTTATTGATGTTGACGCTGGTGTTTACTACTCGAAGAAGAAGGACATACAACCCGTGACTATTACCACCCATGACAGTTTTCGTTCTAAGTGGAAAATGTTTGCTGAGTTCGTTCATTCTGATGGCCAGGTAGGATTTGACACTCTTATTATTGATGAGTCAGATGCTTTCTTCACAGTAAAAGCTATTATTGCGATATGCTCGTTCCCGGCCCTGCGTAAGTTCGGGTTCACTGGTACGAAGCACACACCTTATGATGAGTGCAACAAAGGAGAAGCACTACCTAGATTTTATGGACACATGACGGTTGCCGAAGACGATGAGGCAAAAAATCCTCTTAAGAACATTTTCTACCACCGATACGAAAAGACGTACACCAGGACAGTGGGAGAGGAGGAGATACCAATCGCGACACACAACTGGATTAAGTTCCGGGAAAGATTAGACGAGGATATCCAGAGGAAGAGAGAGCAGTTAAAATACTTGCTCGACAATACTGATGAGTCCGAGTCTGTTTTGGTGTTCTTTGACCGTGTTGATGATGTTGAGTCATTTTATGCTGCACTTAAGAAGAGGGGGTTAAAATGTTTTATGTCTCACGGCTCAATGGATGCAGCGGATCGAGAGAGAGATAATGCGAACTACTACAAAGAAGGTGGTTACATGGTGGCGCAATATATGACCAAGGGTCGCGGATACGACAACGACAAGGCCTCTAAGTGTTTTATCTTGTTCCCTATCAAGGGAGAAAACACCTTGCGTCAAATTATTGGACGAGTGAAGCGGTGGCTGACCGGCAAAGAATCTTCTGTCTTCATGTGGTACGACTCAATGCTAGAGAAGCAACACAAGGAACGAGTTAGGATTTGTAGGAAATATTTTAAGATAAACCCTGAGAGAATATGAAATTAAACGAAGCACAATTTACAGTGAGATTTAAAAAGTGGATAACTCACCCGGACAATAAACCCTCTACCTCTGAGGCGTATGAGTTGAAGTCTGTAAAGGGAGGCACTTTTAATATAAATACCTGGACCAGCAAGCAGGGACATCAAGCCATGGAGCTAGATGCTTCTTCGTCGAGCGAGGGAACTTATCATAAGCTGTCCGATGAATCAAGAGATAGAAAGCCTTATGACGCATTCTATATAGTGAACTCACCATCTTTCCTGGTTATTTATTTCCAAAAGCACGACGTATTTTTCAAAATCCCCTTTGAAAAAGTTAAAAAATATCTAAACAAAACATCAATTTCTTATGAAGAACTTATGAAGATTGAAACACCTCATAGGTTGTTGTCTGACAAGAAAGAGCCTGTTTTGTATGACATATAAACTGTGATATATTAAGTAGGTGCCGACGCAAAGGCACTCAATTCTCATACAAGGACACGAACATCCGAACCTTGTCATATATTGTGGTAATATATAAGTATCTAGTAATCAAAAAACTCCCTTGCGGGAGCTTTTTTGTTATTGTATTGTCCGCTTGTTAGCAGAGTGATGAGGGCAAAGGACTCACACCTTTACATGTATCGAGAGTGGTGGCTAGCAACACCTAATGCCATCCGTCGCTAAGGAAATAACTCCGTCGCTGAGGCACGCTCTACTACTCTCCGTGCGTTACTCATGTCTAAATTTTTCTGGGGATTTGCACCGTCACCCCTTCTTGTAGCGTCTATCTTCCGCCACCTCATCACTCTGATAACAATATATCTCCAACTAATCTGAATGTAGTAGTCGGCTTTCGCCTATTTATAATTCGTCTTAGATACATTGTCCTCATCAGAGGAGTTTCAATACTCTACCGTTCTTGCGAAGGGTGTTGATAAAAAGAAATTGATAGCCGGTTAGTGAGAGTCACCCCACCTCGTAGTATCCACACTAAGACTCAGTGACTAGCCGATCTTCTATTTCACCTAGTGGTTCTTTTTATCAACACCACCCGAAAGCAGCGTGCAATGATAGTTCTGCCAGAGGCAGAGTCGAGAGGGTTAGGGTTCACAACCTAACAAGTGCTTTCTTAAAGTTTATGTCCGCTTTTAGGGTACTTACTTCTCTCTCGACTCTACCAGCAACAATGTTGCTAGATGAGCTGTTGATTATCATTAATTAATTACTCTTGGTCTTCCGCCCATCCTTCGATTTCTGCGTCATCACCTTCTTCTTTACCTTGGTCCTCCGCTGCTCTTTCTGCCATTTTTTGTTGAGCGACATCGTCGTTCATATCAGCATACTCAAGTTCTTTTACAGTTTTTTCTCCAGCGTTATCTGGTAGGTTAACACCGAAGTAACCATAAATCTTAGTCGGATTGTATCCTTTTTGAGAAGATGCTCTTTCTTCTAGCAACTCCACTGTGAGTGGGTCTCCTAGTCGTAGGTCATCTGTCTTATTAAGGATAAACGATCGCCGTTTGATCGTTACAATAATTAATTTACCGTCTGGTTGTTCCAGAACCAAACATCGCTGTTCAGAGAACTGTCCCTCTTCCGGTCGGTAAAACACGTCTCGAATAAATCCTTGAACTTTGTCTCCAACTTTCTCAAATTTCATCCAATTTTCCCAAGCTAGATCCCTAGGCTTAGTAAGTGTGTCATTCTGATAATCTTCAAAATTATATTTATCTGTCATATTTTATATATTATATTTTCAATCAACATACAGGAACTTCGCTCCTGATAAGAAACAGTATACACCAAGTTATTAAAATAGTAAATAAAGTTATCAACAGATTAGTAAACAGATTAGTAATTAAATATGCTATTATTTAAGAGTTATGAAAAACACACAAGAAATCATTAGCCGGATATTTTACTCGAAGCAAATACGACCAAAAACATCATGGCCATTAATAGTTGTAATAATTTTCCTAGCATTACTATTAATAGTAGAAATCTCAGGTAACAATAAAACTGAGGTGGAACCACAAGAAGTAATGACTGGAAATATTATTCAAGGAGAATGTCAGGAGGAGTGCGCGTTTATCTTAGACCCAATCGTCAAGACTTACGAAGCTGGTCATGACCACCCTCACCCAGCAGTATCAAGAATGGACGCAACAGTCACAGCGTATACATCCTCTGTGGACGAAACAGACTCAGACCCATTTACTAATGCCGCAGGAACTCGACCAGGACCACGATCACTAGCATGTCCTGCATGGATGGACTTTGGGACTCAAGTTAAAATCGCTGGTCATATGTATGTCTGCGACGACAGGATGAACCCGAAGAAACAAATCGAATTTAATCAAGCAGGATTCGATATCTGGATGGAGACCAAGGCTGAGGCGTTCGAATGGGGTAAGAGAAAATTAACAGTTGAGGTTTATAGGAATTAGTATGGACGAAGCACAAGACATCTTAAACTCAGACATGAGAGAGACACACAACGAACGGATCAGGGAAGAGGAATCAGAAGCACGTGACAGATTTACTGAAGAATAATATATACACTATGAAAAAAGAAGAATTACAAACGGCACTAAAGACATCAAACACCATTGCTGAGCATTGGCAGAAAAAAGCCGAGAGCCTACAAGATGTAAACGCAGCACAGAAAGAGACGATTGCTATCACCAAAGATTTTATATTTCTATTAAAACAGAAAGACCGAACAATCTTTGAAGTGAAAGACAGCGCGCATTTAACAATCAGTGACAGTAACTTTAGATAGTAGTTATGTTAAAAAAGAAAAAAGCAAAAATTACACGTATCTTTGTATCAGTGGCCGGTGAAGACGAGAACGGAGTTATGGTCACATACTCAGACAACGTTAAGAGAGATGAGGTCGAGAAATTCTTAGTATCCTGCGAGGTAAGATTAGGAATGAGACATGGCTAAATCAATCATGGGAGGAGCCGGAGTTGGCCATATAAAGAAGACATCATGGCCTAAACAGAGAGAGAAGTTCCAGGCGCAAATTGCAGCCGGAGAAATACGAGGAGACGACGCTCGGAAAATTAATAACTTAATACTAGTAAAAGATGAAGCAAATAAAACTACCTAAGCCTCACCTGTCATGGTCCCAAATGGACCTATGGCGGAGGTCTCCGGAGACATACAGAAAGCAGTACTACCCGGAAAAGAAACCAAAGATTCACCCATCGCCAGAAATGAGATTTGGTAACTATGTGACAGACGAGATGGAAAAAGGTAATCCTGACTTTGACTTTATCCCAAGGCTAAAAGAGTTCGAGAGATACTTTGAATGGGACTTTGAAGGAGTAAAAGTAATTGCGTACCTAGACAATGGTACATATGATATACCTCTCCCTGAGTTCAACGAACAAAAGACTGGGCGTACAGTCTGGACTCAGTCAAAAGTAGACAACCACAAGCAGAATGTAATATATTCACTCCTTGTCCAAAAAAATCTTGGTGCGGTCAATGATCTTATGAGGATGATTGATGTTAGGACTGAGAAGATCGAGGAAGTTGAGAAGTATGAGGTAATGCCAGGAATATTTACAGAAAAAGTCACAAGTAAAATACGAGTGACTGGAGAGGTAAACATTAAAGAGCGAATCATTACTCAAGAAGAGCGAGATGAAATGGAGCGAGAAATTATTAGAATCGGGCACGAGATAGCAGAAGACTATGCAGCCCTAGGTAAATTTTATTAACAGAATTAATTAGATAAATATATGAGCACAATATTTGCAGTAAGATTAGGGGAATATAAAAACGCGACATTCCAAGATGTAGAGGTTGCGTTTCGAACAAATTCTCATGTGGGGAGTAGATTCACAAACCCTTTAGCACACTTACTACCAGACGATACACCATTAATCGCGATAGATAACACTCAACAAGGAGTTTACAATATCGGTGATTTTAAGAAACTTATTAAGAATAATTAAATAAACCATGGAATTAAAAACAATAAAAAGATCAGTATTATTAATCATATTGGTACTCGCAGGACTACTACTTTTTGTGTCAAATACAGAAGCAGCAGTATGTGATGAGTATCTATCAGAAACTCGATATGCAAAATACGAGAAAGAACATGACCGGACAGTACGAGACCTTGAAAGAGACATTGCGGCAACGGAACTAGCTATTGTGAATGCTGCCGGCACAAGAGAATCATTAATCTATTCTTACCACGGCACAGGTCAACCTGCGAAGTTCAAGCCTGGATATATCACTCTTGATAAGATATGGCGAAATTACGAAGAGAGCGTTGCGGACTTACAGGACGAACTAGAAGACTTAAATCGAGCATTACAACGTGAAGAATCTTCTTTTGAACGAGTATGCCTTAAGCCTGTAAAAGAGGTCGTAGAGGTTGAAAATGAGCCAACTGAAGAAGTTTATGAGTATAATGGTGAGGAATATACCCTTGAAGAGTACCGAGTGGTCTTAATCACTCTATTACTAGAACTACTTAAACAACTACATGAGAAATCTAATGTGTAAGCTCGGACTTCATGACTGGAGATTATTAGAACGACCAGGTCGAAATACTCGATACCGAGTATGTCTTCACTGCGAGTTAAGAGAGAAAGTAAGAAGATAATTATGCAATACAGGCAACTAACCGAAGACCCTTTCTCTGACACACCCGAAAAGGTCGCTGCGAGACTAGAGGTCGACGTGGAGAAGGTAAAGAGTGTGTGGACCGGAGTTCATAAAGAATATATTGAAATTGATATGGATGAAGAAAATATCCCCGAGGGAATAATGGATGGTCGAGTCATAGTAGAACCAAAACACGATACTTCATATACAGATGAAGTGGTATGCCCTCATTGTGGCCATGAGTGCATGGACAGTTACGAATTTTTCTCGCAACACGAAGAGTGTACAGAGATAGATTGCGACGATTGCGGAAAGACTTTCTCTACATGCAGAAGTACAACAACTTATTACCGTAGCTCCTGCCTAAGCGACGAGCACACATATGTGGACGATCCCTCACGAGATTATCCAGACCATCAGACATGCAGCACTTGTGGTGAGACAAGGTTTAAAAGATACATAAGAGATTAAATATGAAGACATACGACAAAAACCTAGACAGGAAATTCTTGTCAGCACAAGGAGTTTCTATAAAACAATACCAGCCTTGGCAATTTGGATTATTCTATCCAGACTTACCAGGGAAGTTTGTATGGTACCCACAAAATGGAACCCTCATGTACACATACGAGGGACCTATGGGAACACTAGTCAATACAAAGCTAGGAGAATTCTTTGACACAGAAGAAGTGTACAATTTATTAATGGAGAGGGTAACTGAATAATTATGGCAAAAGCAAACGTACAATTTACTAAAGATAACGAATATTATACTCCAGCAAAGACAGTTAACTTTTTTGGACCTTTTGACTACGACCCAGCAACGACAAAAGAGAAAGCTGCTGAGTTTGGG